GGGTCATGCGGTCAATCAGAATCCGCAGTTCCGCCTGCTTCTTTGTCAGCGGCACGTCAATCATCTTTTGACTCCTTAATGGTTAAGGTTGACTGCCGGACAATCCGTGCGGGCTTGGCCGGTGTCGTCTTGGCCGGTTGTGCCTTGAAGTTACGCATCGGCCATTTGACATAGTAAGAGCGATTGCCGACCACCCCGACCGCCTCATCGTGGCTGCCCATACGTTCTTTCAGCATAGCCTCAGCCTCATCAATGTCGCCCTCAGCAGCTTTCTTGGCGTCCTTGGCGTTAACTAACTGAGCCAGCCAGTCGTTGTCTTCGCCCTCTAATGTTATTGGCGGCGCACCGTCATCAACACGCGGATAGGCGGTATTGCCGTCAGAGCTGGACTGGATCGGATACCAGTCAACGTCAAACTTACGGCGCTCGAACTCCTCGATTTCGTCGGTGATGCGCGACTGCACCGCAGCGTTTGCCTGATACAAGAAGATGCGTAGCTCCACACCGCCGTATAAGACGCATACAGCGCCCCAAGTGTGTTTGGTGGCCATCAATTGCCCCTGCAACTGTAGCGGCCCCCTGTGAGGCGCTGGGCGGTCTTCTGGCTTACTGCTAGTCAGTTTGCTCTCTAGCACGCCGACGCCATCCACCCAGACAGGGCCGTCAACGCAGTAGATGCCTTTTGACAGATCGGTGGTGACTTCATGCCCCAGCCCGCCGTCAGCGGTGCCGTCAAGCGACACGGCAAATGGTAGCGTGTCGTGAAAGATGGCGTCGTGTTCCAGCTTCAGGTCGGTCAGGTTGAGCCGTTCAGCGGCGGTGGTGAGGATGACGCCCTCTAAGGCGTCACCCCAGTCACAGGCTTCGTTGCCGTTGAATGGATTTGGGTTTGGCTTGCCTTCGATTGAGGCTAGTGCCTCAGCCAGCAAGTCGTTTGGCGTGCCGTATGGCGACGCGTTCATCAGCAACGGTATGCGTGATGCGGTGACGATGTCGTCGGGTGTCTTTTTACCGACCATTAGTTAATCTCCCATTTGTTAGATTTAATTCTGTTTTGTTTTGCTGTAAGAACTTGCAAGTTCCACGGCACATGAAGGCCGCAAATATTTTTCCCTTGAAGGGGTACGATGTGGTCAACTTGATGAGCAACGCCGGTTATTTCGCTAATGATTGCGGCTTTTTTGTAAACTTTTCTGATGGCTAAAGCATCAACGCAATTAAGCGTTGCGTGTTTAATCTTTTTGCGCCTTGCATTTACTCTTGCGCGAACACTTGCTCTAAACTCAGGGTCATTTTCAAACCTTTCACGGTATCTTTTTTTCATGTTAGCAACAATGTGCGGCCTTTTTGCAACCTCTTTAACGCGCTGTCTTTCTTTTTCACGTTGTTCCGGCGTCATGTTGTCGTACCGTTGACGGTATTTCTTGCTATGATATTCTGGGTCTTTCTCTAATGTTTTTTCATAAGATTTTTGTTTACGCAACTTCAAAGCCTTTTTCTTAGCAGCAAGATGCGCTTCATTTTCAGCTATCACAGCCAATCTTCTATCTGATATCTTTGCCATCATCCCGCACCCCCAAACCGCACAAGAAGCGCCCAGAAGTTCAGCTCTGAGCTGACAATGTTTGTAAAAAAAGCCAAACCAAATGCCATCAGCAACAGCATACAAATTGTGTCTTTAATCATTGATCTCTCCCATATTTTGATGGTCTATCCAGACGTGCGTCAGCCTTCTTTGGTGCCAACGCCGTCCAGCCATTGACGTGTAGACGGTACGCGCTACACACAACCTCACCACCGACCCAAGATTCGCCACGCGATATGTGCGTGATGAGGCTCTTGTAATCGGTGCGCTTGCAAGCCAACGCGATTGCGTCGTGCCTGTCGTAAAGCGGGCCAGTGACAACTGGACGCGTAAACGGATGGCTCACGACGTACCAGAGTTTGACCCTATCTGATCTGATCTGTTTCATGCTGACCTCCCTTTCGGGCGGGGCTGTTAAGCCGCCGCCTTTTTATAAATTGGTGCTGTCCGGTTATCTGCTATGCTGCCTCAACAATCATGTTGAGATACCGTTTTGCAGCATCAACAACCCACTCTGGGGCTGTAACACCCAAACGTTCCGCACACCTTACCGCCATCCAGCAATGACTGTCATATGTCTCCCAATCGCCGTTTGCTTTTGCAACAGCGCTTTCAGAAATCCAAATTGTGTACATTGCAAAGTGATCTTTTTTGTTAAGTTTAGCCATTTGGTAATCTCCCTTGATTTCCCTGTTTCGTCCCTCTTACCTTATGAATATGGACTTGCTATCAATATATGTCAATAGCGATAGCAACATATTTTTAGGGTGATATAAATGTCAGAGATTAAACCAGTTTTGTTGAGGCTCAGAGCCTCGACCATAGAAATGCTAAAGGCCGAGCTAAATGTGTCGGCTCACCGTAGCCAGTCGTCGCTTGCCGACGAGCTGCTGGTCAGGCAGTTAGAGGCAAATGCGCGGCAGCGCAATATGCAGTTTGAGATGGATCGTCAGGCGGGTCGTGTCTGATGCGTGCCGGTGGTGGACGTGCTAAGGGGGCAGCGTTTGAACGCGAGACCTGCAAACTCATTGAGCTGGCCACAGGCAGAAAATTACGCAGGCGGCTATCTCAATATCAGGAAAAGAACCTGAGCGATCTGGAGCCAGCGGATAACAAACCGTTTCCGTTTCTGATTGAGTGCAAGAGATATGCGAAAATTTCACCGTCAAACGACTGGTGGGATCAGATAGTCACGGCGGCAAAGTCTGCGGCCAATACTAATGACGCTCTGCCGTGTTTGATCTATAAGCTGGATCGGCAGCAGACGCAGGTGCGTATACCGATTCAGGCGCTTGTGGTGCTAGGCAACTCCAGCGTGGCGCAAGACATAGCTGAGACATACGATTGGCGCTACACGGCTACGCTGGACTGGGAGACGTTTGAGATGGTGCTGCGCGAACATCTGGCGGTGATGAGATGACCCGGCCAATGTATGAAACCCAGGCCGACCGCAACAACGAGCAGCGCGTCGCTAACTTGCTGGCGGAAAAGGGCTACAGCCTCGACAAGCTGCCAATGAGCTTTGGCCTAGACGTGGCTATAACCGACGATTTTGAGGAAAAGATTGTGGCGTTTGCCGAAATAAAGGCACGCACATTTGAGATGAATAAGTATCCCACGGCGATGATTAACCTGCATAAGGTTATCAGGGCGCATGACATTTCCGCTTGCACCAATCTGCCGTCGTATTTCATAGTTCTTTACCGAGACGCATTGGTGCGAATAAATTTCGCCAGTGAGTTCGAGGTCAAGATGGGTGGCAGGTCAGACCGAGGCGATCCGGCGGATCGTGACGTCTGCGCCTATTACCCGATTAATGGGTTCACGGTTGTGAGCCAATTTTGAAAAAGCTGAAAACGGAAAAGGAAACGTAAAATGGCTTTAGGAATTGTAAACGAGAACAGCGGTGACGGTTCAGCAATCGTGCCGATTTTGAAGTATGAGACACGCGGCGGTTACATCATTAAGGTTGACCGGCATCAAGATGAAAACGGAACTTGGGTTAAGGATGAATCCGAACTGGAATATCCGGTCAAGGTCGCGATGGACTTGGAGAACATCAAGGTCGGCTGGATCGGATTCACAGGCGGCGCGCCAGACTTTCATTTAGTCAACATTGGCGATCCTATGCCGCCGCAGCCGAGCAAGGATCACAACAAGGGGTTTCAGGTTATGCTTTGTAACAAGGAGCTGGGGCTGCGTGAGCTGTCCAGCGGCGCAAGGACTTGCACCGTGCCTTTCAATGACCTGCACAACGCGTATGAGGCTCAGAAGGCCGACAATGCGGGTAAGGTGCCGGTCATTGAGTTTACCGGCTCAGAGCGTTACAAGGTCAACACGCCCAACGGTGAGCTGACCTTTAAGAAGCCGGTGATGGTTATCTCCGGTTGGGTTGACCGTCCGGCGACCTTAGACGGCGCAGCAGCGCCGCAAGAACCTGCGCCGACAGTGTCAGCGCCTGTGATGGAAGCCGTTGCCACCTCGGCGGCTCCAGTGGCG